TCTTTGACTTCAACTTCTTCTCTTGCAAATCGCTCAATGTGGTCAGCTTTCCATTTTGCATATTCTGAAGATTTGGCGTGAGCAATCTTAGTATCTCTTGTGACGAATCTAGGATTGACACCTCTTGAATTAAGATATCGTGCCAATAGTTCGGTTTCAGTTGCTTCAGTTACATTGTATTTGGTCGCCCATGGATTAGATGGATCTGTACCAAATGTAGCATTAGCTACAGGATTTTTCTTAATGATATCTTTCATTTTTTTTACCATTTCTTGCTCTCAGAAGTTCCGCCAGCTTTACCTAACATCATTTCTGATTTAATTTTAGTTTTGTCTTGTACTTTTTTAAAAGCTTGTTGAGCTAAATTTCTAGCACGGCTCATTGGTGAATGTTTTGCACCAGATTTATCGGTTACTGTTGAATCCATCTTTTTCCATCCAGGTGTGCCAGCAATTGTTGCTTCTTTAAATGTGTTTGGCTTACCATATTTTGGATCTAAATTATCGGTTCTTTCAACACCATCAACATGTTTTGCCTTGATTGAATTTGACGATGGTGTTTCATCTGGTTCTTGTGAAGGAACTTTTTCTGGATTTCCGTTTCCTTCTTTATCTAAAGGCTTAACTCTTGTTTTAAAAGATTTAAAACTATTTGATCTGCCACCAGGCATGCGGCCAGCCAATGTATCTGTTGTTACGGCATCATCAGAACCTTCATAAGCTTCTTTTTGTGCACCATAATAAGCACCAAGAGCCATCTTCTTACGTTCTGCTTTAGATTTACCAGCAAACTTAGGATTGTCTGAATGAACAAAGTCGTGAATCCAATCACCAGCAGTTGCGCCCTTACCTAGAACTTCATTAATCATTTCATCAAGTTGTTCTTCAGACAATTCTTCAATTTCTTCTTTGGCTAATATTTTCTTACGAATGGCACCAGCAACACGATTGCCGGCTTCTTTTGAACCGTATTCTTTAGAAGCTTTAGCAGCAATCTTAGCAAACATTTTACCTGGTTTGCCTTCGTCACGTTCTTCGATTTGTTCAATTTCTTCATTTGCTGTCTTCCAACCACCACCCATGGCTTTGTATTTCTTTGAAGCCCAACCATTGGCATATGCAGAAGGATATACAGCAAATTTGGACTTAGCAGCAGCTTTAGCCTTAGCCCATTTCTCTGGACTTGTGGGCACATTTTTTTCATCCAGAGATTCAACTTCTTCGTTTCTTGCTTTGGCAAGATTCTTTGGGTCAGAAATAGAATCTTTTGAACCAGACTTTACTTCAGCTGGTGTCAATGGCGCATCACCACGAGCTTTGCGAATAAAAGCAGGAATGTCAGAACGCTTCATGCCTTCAATCAATTTCTTTGCAAAATACATATCTTCTTTGACTTTCTTTTTGCCACGGAGAATAGCAAAATCTTGAGCATCAACTTTATTGTTTTTGTTAGCATCAATTTTGTGCTGGTCACCTTTGAGTTCTTCAGCAACTTTCTTTTTATCACCTAAAGCTTTTTTCATAGGCTCTTTTTTATCACCATCTTTATCAAAATCTAAGTAATCTGGCTTGGCGGCTTCATCGTACTTGCCTTTTGTTTTCATGTAATCTTCTTTGTCCTTCTGCATCAATTCTTTTGTTTTAGGACCTTTAAGATCATCAACTGAAGATTTAGTTTGATCTTGTTTAGCTTTTGCAGAATTACCATAACTACGGCCATAAACTTTCATGCCTGTAGAAGTAGGTTCTTTAATTGGAGCGCCAGCCTCGTTTAGTAATACATCGGTTTGTTCTACGGGTTGTTCACCTAGAACTTTATTTACTGCATCAATCATTGACTGGCTTATTTTATTTTTTGCGAACATTTTTTTCTCCGTTATTAGCAGTTCCACTTGCGTAATGCTTTGTTAATTCTTGAATCTGGATTATTGGCTGTTTTAGCTGATGTTAATCGTTTCTTCATTCCGCCCATACGAGCACAGAATGATTTACGGCGATTTGCTGCCTTTGAACCTGGTTTTAATTTTGATGGCTTTGTAGTAACTGCCATACTTAGTTTTGAACCTGGGTTTTCTCTACGATAAGAGGCAATACCTTTACGATTCAAACCACCTTCTGGATCTTTACCAGCTTTTCTTTGCCAAGCAGCTGATTCCTCTATCTCTTTTTTAATCCAATCATCAGGAGTTTTACCGTGTTTGGATACAAAATCGTCATGTAAATCTTTACCAGTAATATTATTTTTCTTAGATATGTCCATCATCAATTTATTAATTGATTCATAATTGTGATTATCTAGTTTCTTTAAACTTTTTTCCAAATCCACAACATAGTTACTTTCTTCTAAGAATTGTTTAAATTTTAACATTTCGTTTTCTTTTTAGAATGTCGTTGGCACGAACTTTATTATCATTTGGTACAACTAAAGGTTCTTTATTTGTAGCACCGTTAAGAGTTCCACTAACACCCATATCAAAGGCGCCTGGATCATCAATTGCTTCTTTCTTAACTAGCTTTCTAAACTTTTTAAAATCTTTATTATCATATTCACTACTTAGAGGGTTTACTGACCCACCAGACGGCATTGCCGTAGTAGAAGGATTGGCATTACTGTATTCTTGGTTCTCACTATATGTTTGATTGCCAAGTCCAGCACCACCAGTTAATCCTGAGCCGTTTGTGCGTGTGTTCCACTCGGAACCAAGGCCACTAGGATTACCAACTCTACCCGCACTTAAAGATTTATCTCCAAACTTTAATCTTTTTACTTTTTCTTTGTCCTTTTGGAAGTTTGGCTCTTTGGCCGTTGGGAGGATTTCGACTTTGGGGCCGGCTTCTTCGTGGTAGGTCCTAAATGTGTACCCGGAGTTTCTGGCAACGTCACCGTCCCGGACGTCATCTGGTCTGTTGAGCTTTCTTTGGAGCTGCTGGCCGGGGGCGTTGTCGAGCAAGGGTCTACGGTTGGTTTTATTTTTAATAAATCTATTAATGCTTTGAACATTTTTATTTTCCTTAAATAATAAATTAATATTTAACTTACTTCTTCGATTCAACCAATCTTCGGCTGTATCTCCTACACCAGAATCCAAAAATTGATTAGTGGACTCATATACCTCGTATATATCTTCTTCTTTAGTATCTAAATTTCCTGTATTATCAAAAGGCATAAAGTTACCAAAGGCTTCCATGAAATATTTAGTATTTTCTTGCGATTTAATCCACTTGTCCTGTCTTACTGATTCGACCATCATTCTGGACAATAGTGAGTTTCTTTCTTTACTTGTTTCATCTGTCGTGTTAACAAATATCATCATTGTATCATAGCCTATATCTTCAAGTTCTTCTTTGATATAAGCAATTCTATCTCTATCATCGGCTGGACCATTAATAATCAATGGACCACGGTTACGAATGGCTTCTCTACGGGGATCATTGGTCTTTTCTGATAGTTTTTGTTTGTCGGCCAAATAATCTTGTGCTTGGACCAAATTCAATTCAACAGACCTTTGTTCAGCAATGGCTTCACGAATAATGACATCTTTGCCTGAACCTGGACCACCAGTTACGAAAATTGCTTTGAATAGACCACGAGCATACGATTCATGTAAACCCATACCTTTACGAGTATCATGCATTAACTCTTTTGCATGAGTATCTGAAACATGAGAAGGAACACCTTTTCTAAACTCGCCAAAGTTTTTATTCTTTGCGTGTTCTCTCATTTTGGTGCCAGACATACCTTCAGTACCTTCTGCATCAGGATCACGTTGACCAGCAGAGTGAACAGTAATCTTTTTAAAATGATAATGTCCGTGAGCGGATTTTACACCATTGTATTTGTGTAATAATTCATGCATGCCTTTTACACGGTCAGAACCAACAACAACATGAAGATGAGTTGCACCACTTTTATAGGCATCTACTGCATGATGTAATATTGTTGGTTTTTCTTTTGATGCGGCCACAAAATTTGTACCAGAAGATTTGGTTGCCTCTGATATTGGACCAGCAACATAACGCTTCAAATGTTTAATCTTTTGCTCAGCGCTTAATGGATTCTTTTTACTATCTTGTGTATGGGAAACAATGATAGAATGTGTTGCATTGTTTTTCTTTGCAATCTCTTTGACTTTATCAATCACTTTTAGATGACCCGTGGTAGGAGGACTCATTCTACCAAAGGTGATAACATGGTGTTTTTCACCTTGTTGTTCTTCTTTGATTGTATCTAAAAATGATTTCATTCTGGTTTTTTAAATTTATTTGTTCTTAGTAAATTTGCTTTAGCAAATTCAGCTCTATTAACTAATTTAGTTGGTTCGCCACCGTAGTTAACAACAAAGCCTTCTGGTCCTGTTGGTTTATTATTGATATGATGTTCTAAACCACCTGTATTCTTTTCTAAATTTTTCACTAATACATTTTTTGCTTGTTGTAAATGGTGATGCATATTTAGGAGATTATTATAGTGGTCAGAATTATTTTCAATATGTTGAACATGAGATTTGGCTTCTGTTTCTTTTCTTGCTTGTGCCGCTGGTGTTTTTAATTTAGATGCGGCCTTAATAAATTTGTTTTTTATATGTTTCTGTAAACCTTTAGCTGTAGGTTTTTCACCAGTTCTGACAGTTTGATTAATGTATGTTTCTAAATGACCGCCAACACCACGATGAGGTTCGGTGATGTTATACATTTGTTTACCTGATTCATCGTGAATCTTTTGTGCAGCTGCAATATGTTTTTTAAACTGTTCTTGGTCTTTTTCAGGATAATTTATTTTTGATGCATCGTGTTCAGCAGACTTATGCCAAACATCTTCATGTTGTTTAAAATTGTGAACATCTGGACTAGAATCTGCTTTCATTGAAGCAATATCTTTGCCATGATATTGTTGGTGGACTACCACACCAAATTTGGCTTTACGAATTTTATCACCTTCTGCACCTTTGGCAGAATACGTGATTGTATTGGGTGTAAATGATACTCCATGTTTAGTTTCTTTTTTATCTTCACCACTAAACATTACATCACCTTGATATACACCTTTTTTTGGTGCCACTTTAGGTAAATGTTCTAATGCGTGTTTTAATTTCTCAACCAAACCTGGTGCATGGCCATGATTTTTCTCAATATCTTTATTTGTGTAGTTGATTTTTGGATTTTTATTGAAAGCTGATTTTGATGCCACAAAAAATTTACCATTTTCTGGGTGATGACCAAAAACAATAGATGGAGAACCATCATATTTCATTGTTAATGCGGTGCTGTGTCCGCCAGATTTAATATGTTCGTGTGCTTGTTGTAATGCGCCAACAGCATGGTCAAATCCTTCAGGTCCATTTTGTAATGGCCTATCCTCAGCATGGGTTATATGCTTGAGTTTACCACCCTCATCTTCTTCTTTGAGAAACGTTAAAAACGAATACATTAATTTCCTTACAGATTTGCAACACACTTTGGTTGCCGGTCGCTTATTTATACAACATTTGGAGTTTTAGAACCAAACCTTAGAAAGATTGGGTTCGATACATAGTCATCAAATTGTTGGTTTTAAATCAGCGTATCCAACGTTTGGAATAGGTCATATTTTGGTGCATAACCCATTTCTTTGATTTTTGAGATATCTAAGACCATGTTTTTGGTTTGAACTGTTTTATGGAACTGAGGTATGTCCATGGTGCCAAATTTTGATGTGGAATTGACCTTACTTTTCACATAATCTAAAGCTTGTTTAATGAATACCATTTCACCATTACCTATGTTATAGATTTCATTAGTATTTCCTTTTTCTATAACAAGATTGATGGCTTGTACTACATCATCAACATGAATGTAATCTCGGTAAAAGATGCCACCCTCATATAAATCTATGTTTTGATTATTGACCACTTGATTAATCATATACTGTAAAGCGTTCTTTTTCTTAGATACTTTACCATCACTCTTACCTAAAACATTAGCCAATCTAAGAATTCGGTATTTTATATTGAATGTTTCACAATATGAAATGAGTAGTTGTTCAGCGGTACGTTTGGTGATTGAGTAAAACCCTTTAGGATTACAGTATGATTCTTCTTTGGCTGGTAACTTCACATCTCCATAAACAAACCAGGAACTAATGAAATTGAAAGTCACATTCTTGTCCTTACAGGACTCTAATGTGCGTACCAAAGTGATTAGGTTTGTTTCTATGTCAATATAAGGATTAGTATGGACATTGTAATTGTCCACAGTTGAAATGAAGTATACCACTTCACTATTATCCTTTACTTCATAGTCATACTTGGTATTGATTACCACATTTTCTGTAAGTTCACGATAGCGGCTACCGACAAAGCCGCTACCGCCTAGAACATTAATTAAGCGTTCCATTTTTTACATACATCTTCAATATATGCCAGAACTTTTTCGTTATAAAGAGGTGAACAACCTAAGAAAAATACATTACTGAGAGCCAAATTTGAGTTGGGATAATCTTTATAATTATCTAAGTGTTTATACCCAGGATGTAACAGAATATTACCACTAAAATAATTTCTTGTTTGAATTTTATTCGATTCAAAATGTTGTACCAAGAATTCTTTCACATCTTGTGATTCACAGTAGATTGGTACACCAAACCAAGATGGGTCGGCTTTAGGTAAAGGATTGATAACACGAATTTCTTTGATGTTATCTTCTAAGAATTTCTGAATTGTTTTCTTATATTCACGGCGTTTCTCATCAATATATTCAAACTTCTTTAATTGTTCCAATCCAATTGCACCTTGCAAGTCTAGTGGTTTCAGATTGTACCCCATTGTCGTAAACAAATATTTGTGGTCAATTACACCATCATAATTATCTAACCAATTATCAAATCGTTTACCACAGGTGCCACATTCAAGCATATTGTTTGATCCGACACAATAGCAATCACGACCCCACCACGAAACACTTCTTACTAGATTGATAAGATTATCATCATTACAGCAAACCATGCCACCTTCACCAGTTGAAATGTGATGAGCAGGATAGAATGATGTTGACCAGCAGTAATAATATTCTGTAATTAGTTTACCATTATAATTTGTTCCCAATGAATCACAGTTATCACCAATCAAAAGAATGCCGTGTTTGGTGCAAATGTCTTGTAGAATATCCATATCAGGAGGATTACCAAGAACAGGAGATACAAAAATTGCTTTAGTTTTTGGTGTAATCTTTTCTACAAGCTTGACCAAATCAAAATTGAGAGTTTCTAATTCAATATCAATGAATATAGGCTTTAGATTATTTTGAACTAGTGGTGCAATCGTTGTTGGGAAACCTACTGGTGAAACGATTACTTCATCACCATCTTGCCAATTCATGTGTTTCTTCAATGCAGTAATCATTACTAGATTGGCAGATGAACCAGAATTCACCATGTGTGCATGTTTAACACCAAAGCGTTTACTAAAATGGATTTGAAATTGTGCTACCTTTTCACCTGATGTAATCCATTTACCATTGACAAGTGTATCAATGGCCGCATACATTTCTTTTTCGTCCCATAACTGGCCAGAATATTGTACAAAATCGCCATGTTTATAATTGTCATAATTTTTGGCATAACTTGGACGTTCTTTGGCCAAAGTTTCAATCATTTGATTAATCATTTTACAACCTTTTCATATCTAAAAATACATCATTTAAATTATTTCTCTGTGCAGTAATTCTTTCTTTAATCTCTTTAAAGAAGTTCCAAGCCAAAGGTACAAACAATATTCTATCATGTTCCTCAAAGGATTTCAATACTTCTGATCCAACTATACCAATAGAAGAACCTGGTGTATAGAGGCCTTGTTTCATTGGATTGTCATCTATAATCATATCAAATGGCACTTTGGCAAAGTTTAGGAATGTATTGCCTTTGGCTGGCGCACCATAACCCACAATCTTGTAACCATTTGTTCGGTATTCTTCCACAACTTTTTTAAATTTTTCAACTAATTCAATACAATTTTTAGAATACCGTGTATATGTTTCTTTGTCATACAAACCAGCATTGGTTTCAATCTCAACTAGATTCTTAATGTTTGCTGGTGCTGAAGTATCGGCACTAATAACAAAGATATAACTTGTTCCATGAATTGGTGTTTTAACCACATCAATTAAATTTAAACCTGCTCTATTACACAAAAACATCATTGACTTGATATTGTAGAATGATATGTGTTCATGGTAAATAGTATCGAATTCATCATTCAATATCATATCTGCCTGTGAGGTTTGAATAAAGATTAGACCATCAATATTTAAATTCTTTTTACAGTTCTTTAAGAGTTCTAATGGATTTGGATTGTGTGCAAAAGCATTTTGAATTGTTATGATATCTACTGGCTGAGAATACTTATCATCAAAGTAACTACAAGTCACATTATGATTCTTTGAAGATAATTCAAAGAGATTTTCTGCCGGATCAACTCCATAAGTTTCTAATCCACGTTTTTTAAATTTATCTAACTGTGAACCATCATTGCATCCAATATCCAAAACTGATTGTGGGAATACATTGAATTGTTCACAAACAAAATCAGCATACCAATCCATATAATCAACATATGTCTTAGTTGTACCACTTACATACAGATAGTTTTTGTAGATTAAATCAGGATTAACAACATGAGTTAGTTGAACATGATAACATTGTTCACACCGATTAATTTTTAATGGGTATAATGCCTCTGGTTCATCTTTACTTTTTTTATAAGAGTTGGCCAAAGGCTGGTCATTTAAATCTAATACAGGTATTAAATCAACACTATCACAAGCCAAACATTTTTTAATTTCAGTTAAATCCATTATCTACCCTCATAAAAATTCTTATAATTATGAACCATATCATATTGTTTTTTCATTTCATTTAAATCCAAATTTGGATTTTCTGGCCAAATATTGTGCAATCTTGGATTGACATTATATTTAGCACCAGCAAGGAAGAAGTATACTTGTAGAAAGCAATCGTTCCATCCTAACTGTGGTTGATTCTGATGTAGTCTATCAAAATCTCTATCTAAGAATTCAACAAATCTATAGAAGTTTTGAATATAGGTACTTGTTTTCATAATCGTACCGGCACCAGCACCATAACGAACTCTATCAGGTTTAACACCAGAAATAGTTTCACAAATATCTAACACTTCTTGTGTAAAATCATTACCATGAGTAACGTCATATGAGGCAATATCCCAATTCTCATCAAACTGTATTTCGTTCAAACAAATTACATCATCTTCTGATATGATAAAATGTGTTGTTCCCATACAGATGGCAGCCAACATCATTCGTTTCATAAAATTATATACTCTAAGTTTATCAAAACCCCAATGTGGTGAAGGATAACCCAAATCAAAGTCTGCATGTAGATAGTTCACATTATACTTTTTGCATACATCATATTGAGAACCTCCAGCAGCATCACAGGCAACAAAGTATGGTGCATTTGGATGATATTTACGAAATGAAGCAATCGAGGCCTCTAACCCTGATTTGTTATCTTTATTCCAGTGATAAATGCCGAGTGAAGTCATTAGTTTTCACTCCTAATAATTTGATTCATTTGATTAATAATATCCATTGTAGGTTCTAATTGTAACAATGGTAAAATTTTATTAATAGTTGAATCAGGTAAATCCCACCATTTCATTTCTAAGAGAGCATCAATGATTTCTTTGTCGAAACGATATTTAATAAATTTTGCCGGATTGCCACCAACAATAGAATACGGTTCAACATCTTTGAATACATGAGAGTTTGTTGCAACTACAGCACCATGGCCAACAGTAACACCAGACATAACAGTAACAGATTCTCCAAACCAAACATCAGAACCAATATTGATATCTCCTTTTGTTTGAACCTTTGGTAAAATTGGAAAGTTATTGAATATTTGATTTTTCTCACCTAAATTACCAAAAGCATAATTTGTACAAGCTTTTGGATTATGTGCTACACCCTCAGATGGAAAAAATCTACAGCCAAGTCCTATTCCAGTGAAAGCGCCAATGTGTACAACAGGTGTTGTTGGATCAGCATAAGAATGAAATTGCCTTACAGTTGTTGTGTAAGTGTCCGTTCCATAGGTGTATTTGCCTACTGTTTTAATCATTTCAACCACCTTTTATTTTCTAGTGTCCATAATGTCATCTCTTTAATGCGTTCACTCAATTTAATCTTTGGTTCCCAACCTAACGATTTCAATAAACTTCCGTCAAGTGCATATCGTAAATCGTGGCCAGGCCTACTGCCGTGAAAATCAACCATTTCATAATTAAGTTTTTTGCCTTGTGCTTCAGCAATCATCTTGGCCAAAGTTAAGTTATCAATTTCTTCTGTGCCAACAAGGTTGAATTTAGGACAATGAGCCCAACCATAATCACCAGTATGTTTATAATTCTTTGGTAGATTGTTGAGAATAAACATTAATCCTTCTGCCACATCTTTGGCATGAATATACATCCTTGTTCCCGCTTCTGTACAATCAGCATTGGCATGAATATAAACTTTCTCGCCATCACGAGCACGCTGAATACACATTGGAATAAACTTCTCTGGATGTTGGCGCTCACCAAACACATTCATTGTGTGTGTTACAACAATAGGCATTTTATAAGTGTTTTCATAGGCAACACAAAATTCTTCTGCGGCGGCCTTAGATGCTGAATATGGATTTGTGGAATTATATCGGTCGTATTCTTTATATGAAACACCGGGAGGTGCCACACCAAAGATTTCATCTGTTGAGAAATATACAAATCGTTCTAAGTTGGGTAGATGCTTACGAGCATACTCAAGCATATTGACTGTACCAACAGTATTATCTTGTACAAATTCTAGGGGATATTCAATGCTTCGATCTACATGGCTGCCGGCAGCCAAGTGTAAAACAATATCGATAGGACCAATGTCCTTAACAATCATTTCGTTGAGTTCTGCTTTGAGGTCATGAAACACAATACGCATACGCTTACTGACTTCGGATAGATCATGGTCTCGTAACATATCATGTAAACGATTTAAGTTACCTGAAATATCCAAACGATCCAAACAAATAATGTTCCAATCAGTTTCATCCAACATCTTGTCAATAACATGATGAGCAATAAATCCAGCGCCACCAGTAATCAATACATTCTTACTCATAATTTAACTCCATAATGTTCAGCAATACCATGCTTGCCATGAAAACCTAAACTTTTACCTAACCATACAGAACTATAATTGTGTTCTATACTAAATCGGTTTGCAATATAAAGAGGAGCAAATTTGATGTCATATTCTTTTTCTAATTTCTCTCTATGTACTTTACAGATAATATTATCTTCAGGTATAAACTTTTCACCAGATTCGGTTATCACATAATAAAAAGAATCATTCATATAATCTTGGTAATCATTTGTAGAATTTTTTACACCAATAGAAATGAATGCGTCATATAATTTACGAGAACGCAAACAGAAACCGCCATTACCTACAGTACCATCTTGCCAACAAGCACCAATATAATCGTATTCTAAGAATTCATCCGTCCATGCCTCACGATTTACCGCAAAGCCATCTGGATGAATAATCAAATTGTGTTCTTCTATACAAACTTCAGGACACATCTTTAAAGTGATGTGGCTGTAATCTTCATTATAAACTTTAATAGGATCAACTTTAATCCAAGTGACAGGCACATCTATCGTATCAGGAAAATCAATGTCAGAAAACCAATATACTCTTGTTATTTTATCACCAAGAGTTTCAATGGTTTTCTTTAATGCTGTAATTGTAGGTGTATAATGTAGTGTATCTATACAAGTAATACTTATTGCCATGTCGATCCTTCACAATCTAACCAATAGGTTGACATTTTACCTTTGCCTTGTAAAAGATAAAATGGTAAAGTATGAATCAACCCTCTACTGGAACCATAGTATAACAATTCTTTAGGTCCTTTGTCAAGCGCCCATGCAAAATGGCTCGAACCAGTATCACCACCCACAAAGATTTCAGCTGTGGTAATGTGGTAATAATTCTGCACAAAGTTGGTAGAATACCGCCAGCCTTCAAACGGACATGATTCGGTAGGCTCGCCCCTTTTGCAAATTACCTTTTCATAATCTTTATATTCTTCGGTGCTAAATTTTTCAACCAAATATGGTAATAGATTTATTGGCCAGTTTCTCCACAAATTATATGGTGCATCAAAGAGTGGAAAAATTGTAATTTTCTTTTCTGTTACTGCATCATTTGGTATCTTAACTAAATCACCGGAGATATCTCTAAAATCCCAAACATTAATTCTTCTCCAAGGCAAAGTTTCGATACCTTCTTCTCTAGAAAAATAGTTAGTCATCTTCAACATTATCTCATAGAATGTTTGACAATGTGTGTCAGAGCTAACATTACCTGGTTTTAAATGAAATTGAATTGTTGGATTGTTATTGATTTTTCTTAGATGTTCTACAACATTGGCAACGCCAATCATATCACCATTACGTATGGTACCAAAAGTTCCTGGTTCAATATTAATAATTGTAGGCATGTAATTTATTTCCATCCATAGAAGCAAAATGATGAACTGAATTAGGAGGTAATTCCAACATTTCATCATATGTTGAATAACCATGAATTTGGTCCGCCAATCCTTTATCTCGAATTGAACCCAACCATGCTCTCTCCACAGCACTTTCACATCTCCACACCTCATTCATAGAGAGTGTATCTTTAACAAATTGAATGTCTGCAAAGAAACACAATGTTCCAATGCCGTAATCATCTTGTAGTGTTACAACTTTTTTATTCAATGCTTCAAACTTTTTAATTAATTTTGAATAATCTAAATCTGGATGTTGGTCGTAACAGAGTTTTAATACATTCTTAAAACCATATCTACTCAATACATTTAATCCATTTTGAATTGCTGACATTTCAGCAACGCCATGATTTGGTCTATTAGGTATTCCATCGATTTGCCAACGATTATCAGAATCGTAGATAAATGAATGGCACATATTTTGAGTTTCTTCATCCAATGTTGAATGTGCTGAAAGACAAATATAATAACCAGAATCTTTTAAATATTTTACCAATGTTTTGGTCATCATTCGTTTACGCATTACTGCTTCATTGTCACCACAACTATGATATACAGGATCGTTGCCGCCAGTATAAGCAGTAATTAGAATTGCGGTATCTTTTGACACTAGATTCATATCATCAGACTTTCTAACTCTGAAGCGTGAACTAGTTTCGCTTTACGATTCAAATAAAAATGTTTTTCGAATACTTGTTGAATGTTCTTACCGTTGTCCCAAGATACATCATTATCACCAACTCTAAACTCTGGCTTCCAATCTTCTGCTTTCCACACACAGTATAAATCAATATCACACAAGTCGGCCAACATACCAATACCAGTAAAGTTTGTAATGAATGGCTTTGTTAGATTTTTAATGATATAAGCATTTTCTAACATTGGTCTATTAAAATCAATAAATTCACAATTCTTTAGATGTGATAATATATGAGTTTCTCTACGGCTATCAATATCACCTATTGCCCACCTATCACCAACATAGTAAGTATCTTTAATTTTAATATCATACTCTGGAGTTTTTACTACAAAATCATCATCAACTTCAAACTCCATGCCATAGTTATCTTTCATAAAGTTTTCATAACGACACGTTTCAATTGGCCGATTTGAATCATTCTTATCTTCACGAATTGGCCAAGAACTCATATTAATGACATCACCATACAAGAATATATCATCTTCAAATACAACATCGGTAAATAAATCTTGATACATTAAGAATTCTTTAATGCCATTGAACTTACGCATTTCTTTTTTAATAATCAAATCATATTTTACATATGACTTACTGATGCCTGACATTACAGGCATACCATTTAAAAAATCACCAAGATTGGCAGTTCCACTAAGATAGATTTTCATTATATTTCCTAAAAGCAATAAACCAATCGTCTGCTGAGATTGAATGTAATTCAAATTTTTCGGGTTCTTTCAATGAGGACATTAATAACAATGTTTGGTCATCATCAATCAAATCTTTCGATATCAATTTTTTAAAACTTTCTTCAACTAATCGTTCAAGTTCAGGCCACATTTTTTGACTAGCAACAATACATGGTCCAGTAATATGCACATCATTGTTTGCTATAATATTAGTTATGCTTGTTTCTGGATTGAAATTTTTAATGTTGAAGAAATGAATTTTATCTTTATCAAATGGATATTGCCATAACTCAACACCATTTAAAGTAGATGCTTCACGGCAGTAACCAAAGTCCAACCATGCCACCAAATCTGTATCAACAACACCGGCACCAATTGCATGATTGACGAAATGTGATTTTAACATATTAACGAGAACATAGTCCGCCGACCAATATTCTGGATTTTTAATTTGACTTGGATTTATTTTGGCCAAGTAATCAGGATTATTTTGTACTTTACGAATTGAATCTCGTTGTTCAATAAATTGATCTTCAAAATCGACTGTTATGACAACTGTTTTATGTTCTTTATTTTTTCTTATAGACCAAACTTTTTCTGCCAAATCTTCAGATGTGTAAACAACAATAGTGTTATCAAGATTTGCCATATTGGCAAAACGATCAAAATAGGTATCTGTTGTTCTTTGTAAGTAGTGTGGTAGTCCTTTATCTGGTGTCCAGTCACTCCGGCCAATATCAAAAAATGCTGTTACAATGCTAATTTCATTCATATTAAACTCTATAGTATTTAATTTAATTTTTTCCAAAAAACATAATCTGGCCATGGCCTAAGAGGATCGTATTGTATTTCTTCTGTTATGTTATGTTCAGCTCGATAGTCGTTAATTGCATCTTTACAGGCTTGTAATCCCCAATCATCAATAATAATATAACCACCAACAGATAATTTAGGATACAAATTAACAAGACCATCCATTGTGGATTCATACATATCGCCATCTAATCTGAGAATGGATAATTTCTCAATGGGAGCTGTAGGTAGAGTTTCACTAAAAAAGCCTTTTAAGAACTTAACTTGTTCATTTAATAAATCAAATTTCTTAAAATTTTCTTTTACAGAATCTAAAGAAATAGCAAGATGGTCACTAAGTGTATAGTGCACATCACCAGCATCTTTAGGATATTTTTCAGCATTTGGTTTAGGAAGTCCTTCAAATGAATCAGCAACCCATACTGTTTTGTCTTTTATTGAATAGTGCTTGAGTATCGCATTCATGAAAATACAAGAACCTCCACGCCAAACACCAGTTTCAATAAAATCACCAGGAATTTTATTCTCAATAACATCTTCACACAGTTTGCGTAAATGATTCATTTTGTTTATGCCAATCATCGTAAATGCTGTTGCTGGATAATCGCCGCCACCAAAACGCCTTTCTTCGTCATAAATTCCTACTGTAGGATAAGATGTTGATACATCTTTCCAAGCTGCACCTGTTATTAAATCTGTTAAAGTATTGAAGTGTACATCTCTGTAATTAAATTCCATTATTTCCTCGTTTCTTATAAATTATTAAACTCTATAGGTAAAATATTCTGATGGATCTTCTTGGCCAAATTTCTTTTGAACAAACGCTTTCAATTCTGGTACTCGGTCATATTGGTGTACGATAGGGAAGATATGACCATTGACATCTTTTAGTAAACCATTTTCCCATACAGGCTCAGCAAATAGTAGATTGGGTCTGAATCTGGCAATCTTTGATGGATCCATGATAGTACCTAATTCGGCCGCCCATTGAATTGTTTTTGTTGCAATATCTTTGAATGGTTGTGTATTGAGTAATACATTGAATACGGCTTGGTCGCAGATGGGAATAGGCCTATTGATTGCATTGGTGAAGATATGAAACACCATATCTTTTACATATTCAGATTGGCCACCGAATGTTCCAACATTAAAGATTTCATTATCTTTAAACTGTTCATAGACATATTGGCCATAAGCTTGAAATAGATTCTCATTACCCCAAGATTCATCTTTATATTTTAAACCTTCTGAAGCAACAATGAGTTTACGACTAACTAGAAATTTAAATGGGTCTGTTTGGAAGTAAACATCTTTGACATCTGTTGTAATAACATATTCATATTTTTGCCAATGCTTATGTAAATATTCATAGATTGATAAAAATCGTAATACATGAATTGGTATACCTTCAACTTGCATCATAGGAACAACAGTTACATATTGTCCTTTTAACCATTCAATTGTTTCTTGTGTGGCATTACCTACAACTAAAACAACTTCATTGTTAATGCCAGCAACTTCTTTTGCTGAGATAACCCAAGGTTTAAGTTGGTCGATGCCGTAATTAGTAAAACCACCGATGATTAAGTTCTTTGACGCCATGGGAAAGCTCCATTATATTTTTTATTCATTACTTCATTACCATTAATAAAGAATTCTGCATTAACAGAACCTTTGCCACCATCTACTCGATAACAAGTAGTATATTCATTCGTACAATCCCATTTAGGAAAGTGTTGAGATATGGCTGATAAGAAAACTCTATCTTGACCCCAGCCACCGTGCCAAGCAGATGCTAATTTAATTGCAATTTCTGTTTTAACACAATATGAATTCGTATCTATGTGATGAATGCCATGATATGTTTGCCATTTACCTAAGGATTCACAATCATCAAAGCAAACAAATTTGCCTTGTTTATTATATATTTGTCGTAGGGAATAACACCAATCAAGATTTCTTTTTTCAATTGTTTCAATACATTTGGCAACGTGGCTTTGATATAACCAATTATCTTGGTCAAGCCACATTACATAATCGGTGTCAATTAAATGTGTGAAGGCTGCATAAACTCGATGGCCATAGAATCCTTTGGCACCGACATTGATTGGTAGATAACAAACACGAAAACGTTCATCATGTACATAATCATCAATAATATTTTTTGCTCTATCATAATTTTCTTCACCATCAACAATGACATAACATTGTGTGGTGTAAGATTGATTCAATACAGATTTGATAGCATCACGAACCTCTGGAGAACCAGTAGTTGGTATAATCACCGTTGCACTCATAATTTAACCTCTAGTCAATTTTAATATTTTCTCTATTTGTTTTTCTATTGCTGGTTTACGATTTGGCCAATATATGTATTCTTTATCTCCAGTCGAATGTAGTTTAGTGAGAAACGGAACAATCATTTTCTCCACTTCTTTCAAACGAACTTTATAATCCTCTGCGGTCTCTGCCGTTTTATTGATGACAGAATTGTATTCTTCTTCCGATACGGCAGAAAAACCAAAGTCATCTTCCATATCAAATTCTTGTGCAAGTTTATCGAAATCTATTAATGGCATAATTTATCCTTTATGGTGCAATAGCCAATGCGCCACCGGCACCTGGTTCTTTATTAACACTGGTTTTTTGTCTTAATTCCATCCATAATTTTGAAAAATCATTTTGCCATTTGTGATATTCTTCATTCCAATTGGCCATTGCTAAATATTTAAATTTTAAACGGTTTGGCCCATATCTGGTTGGTACAGCATAAATTACATGTTGTTTCTTTAAAACATTTTCGTAAAACATTAAATAAAAATTATATTTTGAAATTGAATCTTTTTTAGATCCTTGAGCCAAAACTCTTTCAGCAATATAAATTAAATTTGATATATTTAAATTAACATCTTTAACATTTTCTGTGCTTAGAATATTTTTAAAACTATATTCTAAAATATATAGATCATCATCTTTGAAAACTTTACTTAAAGGAAATTGTTTACGAATAGACGTGCCTATTTCTGGACCAACCTTTAATATAGCTCGTTCAAATGCGTCTACAACATCATCCTCACTAAAGTTATAACGATTGTTTTTTATTGATATGTCTTTTCCTGTTTTAACTTTACCAAAAGTTTTTAAAGTTTTTTTCAATTGATTTTTTTGATTAATTTTTGTTTTACTATTTTTTAATAACTCTGAAAGTGCATATATGGGAAATTGATTTCCTAAAGAATTTTTAGTAAATCCGAGAACAGCGGAATAAGCAATCACCTTTGGTCCAAATTGATTTTTTTTAAGTTGACCCATCGTCATCTCTTGTAAAGAGTTATACCATTCATCAACATTAGCTGGTATTGCTTTTTTTCCTCCAAACAAGTCTTGAAATTTTACTGTATTTGTTTCTCCTGTAGCTTCTCGGCCAATTTTTAATCCTGCTGGTAATTTCGACTTAACACTTATTTTTAAAGCATCTTCCTGATTTTCTGTTCCTTTATAATCAATCAAAAAATCAATTAATGGAAAATTTATTCTTAATGGTAAATATATTTTTATTTTATTTTTATTTTTGGATACGATTTTTTTTAAATCTGGAGGCATGTCCAATAACGTATCCAAAATATATCTATCTTGTTTTTCTATTAATTTTGCAAGATTTATTGCACTTAATGCTTCAGCAAAAAAAGCCATAGATTTGGATTGTACAACTGGATAATCTATTTCTCTGGTACCCAACAAAGATTGTTCCACAATATCATAAAAAGTTTTTTTTGTTGTTTCTGGTATTTTTTCTTTATTGTATGTTAGATTCTTAATGTAAGTAATAATTCTATTAGCCATTTCTTGAGCTGACAACCATTCGTTTACGATGGAGGGTTTTATTTTTGCTGGAGTTACTTCGAATTCGAATTCTCCTGTTTTTGTTTTTGTTACAGGTTTGGATGGATCTTTATATACTAGGCTGTAATTAATTTCATCAATAGAAACAACAGAGGCTTTTAAATTTTTAGATTTGTCATCAGTTATTCTACCCGAAACACCTTTACCATAATTAACATTTTTGTTGCCTAAGATTTTTATTAAATCTTTTTCCATTTCATTTTGATATTCGGATCTTTTATCCGATAATGGACAAGAGATAATTTGTGTATATTGAACATTACGTTTAGTTCTTTTTATAAGTTGTTTAAATTCATATTGTTTATTTTCAAAAAATTGTTGTAAATCATCATAAGATTGTATTTTAGTTGTGGCCATTTTAAATAGAAATATTTACCTAATGATTTGAATGTCTTTACCTGAAGTCCAGATTTCTAATTCTGTTCTTAATCTACCCTCTGCTTTGAGGGTTTCATATCTATTTATAGCTTTGGTCCGCCACCATTCAATTACGTTACTCAATTCATGTTTGTCATAATTTTCACCAGGTAAAAGTTTATCGGTCTTACAGTTCATGTAATCTACTGTATTTTTAAATCCATAATCAGAAATATAATATCGTTTCTTTTCTGTCAACTTTTTGGCGTTCTCAATCGTTAAAGAGAATGCCTGTCCTTCAGGTGATCCTTTTAAAGCAGCTTTGGTGAGAGCAATAATCTTGGTAAATGTCCTAAGTTTTCTACTAGTTGTTGAAGTATCACCACCCAACAAATCTCCAGTAATATTCTCCACATAGTTCTTCAAGTCATGGTATCTTTGACCGTGCATCATTGGCACGATATCGGATTCTGTTAAACCTTTGAATCGAATGTAAGGTTTCATGCCATCATATTGTGATACTGATTTGGTACTACCATACAAACTGGTGGTTTCAAACAAACAAAGATTCATACCATATTTTTTATTACAGATTTCTCTTACAGTATGGCTGGTACAGATGGCAGAGAGAAGTTTACCACCTAAGTAATTAAAACCAAAAGGTTGTGATGGTACAATTACGAATCCCATAATACAAGCATCATTAAAGCGCTTGGCAGTATTCTCATTTTGAATCCAAACTTGTCCTAGGTAGTCATTACGAGGTTTCATATAGATGACTGGTGAACCTAAACGAATGAATCCTAGAATCTTTCCTGAGTTCTTTTCTTTGACTGCCAATTGTACATTTTTGCCAACTGGTGCTTTATTAATATGTGAACTGGTAATGGCAAGTAATGGTTCCCAAACATCATTTGGTATTTCACATACTTCAATACCCATATCTTTTGGATGCATAGAGAAATCAGAGAACAAATCATCTTCAATTGGAAATAAAGAAGATGGCATATCAGCCACATTTTTCAGTTTCTCATCACGCATGTATTCTTCGGTACTTCCAATTGTACTAAAGTAATCATCAAAAGCTTTGGCACAATACAATGCTTCATCTCTACTCAATATCATATTTTAAAGTTTTCAAATTTCTTTTTAGATTGTTGCTCACGGGTACCAAATGTATTCAAAGGTTTATCATGGCCAGCATCAGCAAGGCCATGTTGTGCAGCTTGTTCAACATCATATAGTTTCATTTTTGCTCTATCAACACCAAGTGTAAAACGTTTATACAATGTAGGATCGTTATATCGATTCTTCAATTGTTTGACCATGATTTGACCAAGTTCTTCTAGTTCTTCAGAAGAAATCAAAGCAAACATCAAGTCTGCGGTGGCGGGAAGTCCGAACGACTCACTCGTATCTTCAAGTCCTGGATCACTCGATGTAAATCCTGATCTTGTAGTCTGTGTCGCAGATACAATAGGAACATTATACTCAACAGCGAGACCTCGTAGTTCTTCTGCAATTGCTTTAACGTAGGTGTACGAATTAATATTTGCACCAGCTTTAATACGAGCAGAGCAACAGATATTAAGATAATCAACAAAGATAATATCAGGTACAAAAGAACGTTTAAGATTAAGTTCATTTAATAGTGTTCGAAAGTGAATAGTTGAAGCCGATGCCGTTGGGTATTCTTTAATGATTAGTTTGCCAGTTGTTTTCTCACGGACACGGGTAACTTTTTTATCATATATGTCTTTAGGTAATTCCATCAAATCATCAATGGTTACATTCAATAGATTGGCATCAATTCTTTCTGCAATCTTTTCTTCACTCATTTCCAAAGTGATGTAAAGAACATTTTTACCCTGAACCATACACGAAGCAGCCACATGACACATAAAAAGAGATTTACCAACACCAGTCCCCGCCAAAGCAATATTAAGTGTTTTAGCTGGAAGACCACCTTTGGTGATTCTGTTGAAGTAGTCGAGGTCAAAGGGGATTCTTTCTTCTTTTCTGTGATAGAATTCATATCGAGCATCTGAGTCCTGTAAATAATCATGTCCTACGGAGTTGTCAAACGAAACGGCCAAGGCGTCCGATAATATCTTGGGAATCTGACCTTTGTCGTGATTTTTATCCTTACCATCGAGAATTGAAATAGACCCCAATACTGCATTGTAGATGGCTTTTTCTTGGCAGAACTTTTCTGTTTTGTCAACAAGCCATTGAACTTCGGTTTCTGCTGACTTATTTTTCTCAATCTCTGATAGATAATCTTCGCATCTCTGAACTTCATCAGCTGAAAGATTTCTCTTTTCTTTGATGGCAATACTAAGTGCTTCAACCGTTGGCGTGTTATTGTAAGCCTCTGTGAATGATGTAATTTCATTGAATAATGCTTTTTCTACGTTATCACTAAAATATTCTAGTCTGATAAATGGTAATACTTTTCTTAAATATTCCTCGTTATAGATGAGGTTCTTCAGTATTGCTGTTTCCAGTTTCATCAATTACTTCCTGTTCAATATTACTGCTCATTAATTCCACAAGTAAATCGCCAATGTAGTTCTTAAACTTGTCATCTTTTTCCAATTTTCTTGGCTTATCAACTGGTGATTCTAACACATCATATGCAAAAAGTAAATAGACCAAATCATTCTTTTCCTCAAATTTAACTTTACCATATTTGAATATGGTATCTTTGTATGGTCCTTCTAAAAACTTGATATGCACAGCCGAGCCATCATTTTTAGGGTAGATAAAACAATAGTCCAGTCCTTCAATCATCTTTCACCTCATCGAATCTTTTTTCTTGTACGGTCTTTTCTTTCCATACTTTTCTAGGATTACCACACATTACACACTCAGGATTACCACAATCCATTGCACGATGTTTGGCAAATTTGTGTGGTTCATCTACCGGCATGCCATGTGATTTTGCAATCTTGGTTTGTTTCTTAATTTGATTTTGAGTTTTTTGAATACGCTTTGAATGTTTTAATTTAGCATCTTCATTACTCATCTTCTGTTCCATTCATAGTTACAACTTCGTCAAATAAATTATCGATACCGCCTTGCATAATTTCACCTGCGGCAATTTGATATTTGTCTGCCACATAATCTTGGAATTTTTTACTGGTGATAATAGGCATCCAGAAATCTTTGGTATCTGTTTCTTTTATTCTGTATTTCTTGGCCTCTATTTCACCGGTAGAAATATCAACTCTACTGTACCACCCGTTAGTAGGCTTAACGACAAGGCCTGAATCAAGTGCCAAATCAAGTAGACCTGACCAGCGGCTAATACCACCATCAAAAGAAACAGTAACAGGAATTTTAGATTTTTCTTTAACATAGCGTGATTTCTCCACGTTAATTATGAAGTTGTAACCAACAACCTCTGTACCTTCCTTTTCTTGCTGGCGCCCAATAATAAAAATGTTGTCAGCAGAATAGTAAGAACCGGTTCCACCCCCTACGATATCTTTAGGGAACATACCAATTTCTTTATACGTATGATTCACCACAATCATTGGAACATCTTTCATTGTGAGATGCGGTGTTACCATACGAAATAAACTTTTAACTTGTTTGGCACGGGACATATCTGCAACTGATTTGCCTTCGAGAGCATCTTCAACTTCTTTCTTTGAAGCGAGATTGCCAATTGAATCAATAACAATAATTAACCTATCACCTCTTTCGAGATTGGTTAACTGTTGCATGATATCAAACTTTAATTGTTCAATATCAGTAAGAGGTGTATGTAGAACTCGCTCGGTATCAATACCAAAGCTGTCAAAATAAGACTGAGGAGTGCCAAACTCAGAATCATAGAATAATAACGCTGCATCTTCATATTTGTCCAAATAACTTTTTGCCATTAGTAAACTAAAGGCTGTTTTAAAATGTTTAGATGGGCCGGCCCACATTGTAAGACCAGGTGTTAGGCCACCATCTAAACGACCAGAAAGTGCCACATTAATAATTGGCACAGAAGTTGGAATCATATCCTTTTGTGTAAAGAATTTTGATTTTGATAGAATAGCAGATTCTTTGATTGAACTATTCTTTTTAATTTTATCTAATATACTCATCATTCACCTTTTTGTTTAAATGCTAACTCAGCCTCATAATCATACTTAGGTTGTAATTCTTTAGATTTTCTGTTTGGAAAACCTCGTTTGCCTTTCGTTATTGGAGGGATTGATTCACCTGAAGCGTCATCAATTATAATAGGTTCTTCTACAGGTTCTTTTTCTTCAATCTCAGTAATGTTTTCTTTTTCAATTTTAATAACATTATTAGCCAATTGTTCTTGTTCTGTAAATACAGGAATATCTATTGCTGTATTTGCCTTTTCTTCTTTTTTCTTCCAGAATTTTTTGTGTAATTTAAAACTTTCTGTTTCAGGTGTCAAAGCAACGACAGTATCATCTTTAACAACTGGTTTACCACTTCTCTGTTGCATTGACATATTTGCTGCTATCAATAATAACACAGCTAGCGGGTCAAATACAACCATGATTAACATGATTACCAAACGAACTGCCTTATCAATGGCATTGGTATCATCTGTACCATATATCATATCACCAATATATTTGATAGGACCAACTTCTGCCACAAGTTTATTTTCTTCTTTTAATAATGGTAATTTTCGTTTATTGATATCAGCCAATTCTTTTTGTGTTTGTTGAATTTGCCTATCTACGCTGGCAGATGCCGTTTCAGGATTACCAGCACGTTTCAGTAAATATTCTAATCGCTCATTGGCAATCTTTTCTTGTTGTTTGAGTGTTCTGATTTCAACAGAATTGGCACCGGCTTCTAGTGTGGAATCAATATGTGCTTTGGATAAGAAACCAAAAATACCCATACTTGTAATTACCATTAATATTACTACGGCAGATGTCAAGTATGATTTTAATAAAAGTGGGCAGGTTTTCCAATTACGATACAGCCATGATGCAGTAACTAATTTGCTCATTTCAAGAACCGAGCCCATGAAAACGATTGGCCAAAATGCGCCTGTAAAGATTGCAGCCAAACCAATAATGGAATAATAGGCTGCAATGCCTGATAATAGTAGTGCTGATAAAAATGTTAACATAATCATGAGAAAAAGTCCTCCAATGTGCTTACCTTTTCTGTCGACCAACCCATACAATCTAAAATAACTTTGATTGGTTCTAAGAAAGCTTTATCGAATTGCATGTCATAGTCGATATAGTCATGCAAACCTAATTCTTTTGGTAATCGTGAAGGATACGAAATGACTGTATCTTTAAAATGATTTGGCATTTTCAAGTATGTAAACTTGACCTTCTCGCCTTCTTGAATGAGTGGATATTTTTTGGTAAGATTATTCTGATTTAAAAAGTTATTATATAAAATTGCACCTTTTACATGAATTGGTGTTCCCAATTTATATAAAGTGGCTGCATCTGAATATTTATTCAAACCATTAAGACCACGAGGGAAAGATATTTCTTCTGGTGGTAGTTTACGAAAGTCATCTCTAAACTTGGCAATAAAATTATGTATGTCATTTTCTGTACCAGACATCATTATTTTAATGGCCTCTTTCATCTTCTCACGAATTGAAGATGGTGTTGAGGACTTAATCATTTCTAAACCCATCACTTTCATGTATGGTTCTTTATATGATACTCCTTCATTATTAAAAATGTTTAGAATATATCGTTTCTTGGCTGTCCATAATCCTTTGTTAGATAACGCCTCTCGTTTCATCTCCATTTTCTGCGAATAAGCATTAACGTAATCCGCAAGTTCTTGATAGGAAACATCAATAAACGGTTGAATTTTATCATCACATACTTTATCCATGAATGTAATGATGTTGTTTGTATCAACGTTTCTATCACCGTAAACTTTATTAACCAATCCTCCAAGACGTAAATAAATCGAATCAGTATCGCTCGCAATAACGTAGTCATCATTTTTAGTGTCCAACAATTTGTTCATGTATTGATTTAGTTTATTTTCAATCCAACGTATGCTTAATTGTCCAGCAGTAGTAACAGCAAGGGCCATACGTAAATCATAAAAACGAAAATATTGACTACCGAGAGCACCGTAAGCAGAATTAAGGGAAACTTTCTTCGCCAATTGAATGTTGTTGTATTTGGCAATTCGTTTTTCGATTGCGTATTTTTTGGAATCATCCGTTTCATTTTCATACTCCTGTTTTGCTTGAAGCATCAGATTCTTAAATTTCTTTCTATCCGTATACATTTCTTCCATCATCTTTGGCAAGAAACCTTGAATGTCGGTACGAAAGAATTGTCCGTTAGGTGTTAGTGTTGCATTTTTTAGTTTAGATGTATCAACTTCTTTCTTTAGAAGTTTATCAACAAAAACACCTTGTGAAATAATCTCACACATTTCTTCTGTATAGTTTTGTGGTTCAATTAGTGTTTCAGGTGAGATATTATACTGCATCATCAAATGTGGATACAGAGAGTTCAGGTCGAATGAAGCAACCCAATCGTGTGAACCAACTTGTGGATCTTTAACATAGGCACCTTCAAATGCCGAATCTTTATCTTTAACTATTCTTGGTGGTACAATAATACCTTTCTCAAACAAATAAGAATATGTTAGGGAATCCCACATACGAGTTTGTGCAAACACATCTTCAAAGTTTGATTTGGTATCATAGGCAAGAGTTACAGCCAACTCAACCAATTTCAACTTATCTTCAAGTTTAATAATGAGTTCAACGTCTTTAATGTTATACTCAATAAACTTCTGAAAATTTAAACGATATAGAGCATTAAGGTTATCATACTCATCATAATCTAACTTACCTTCACCAAGTTCTACTTGTGCAATGTTATCCAAACGATATGATTCTTGTGACTTGCCGCCAGGTGCGTACCATTTGTATAGTTCGATATAATCAAGCGACGATACGCCAACAAGTGTATAATCAATCAACTGCCGATTGTTTACATATGCTTTGCGTTCTGTGATATAATTCCATGGTGATAGTTTCTTGGTTTCTTCTTCACCTAGAATTTTACGAAAACGATTAACGAGATATGGTATATCAAAGAACTTGGTGTTCCAACCAGTTACGATATCTGGATACTTATCTTTCCAGAATTCTAAAAACTTCTTACAGAGATTGTATTCATCTTTGCAACGAATATAGATTTCACCTTCTTGGACTTGATACTCGCCACAACCAAATACGATTGGTTGGCTGTTAGTGAATTTTAAACAGATTGCTGTGATTGGTTCGTTTGCTTGATATGGATCAGGAAATCCATTCTCTGAACCAACCTCAATATCGATTACAGCAACAGATACTTTTTCGTAATCGTAGTCGACCATACCGGTATGTTGGTCAGCAATAAAGGCATATTCAAATCGAGTTTGGCCACAAATCTTAGGGGCCCCAGACACATCTTCAAATTGTTTGATGTAATCTCTTGCCGCTTTGACAGAGGCAAATTTTTTCTTATCAAGATAATCACCATCGAGTGAAGTGTAGTTTGTTATTTTTTTGGAAGGTATAAAAAGTGAAGGAGAATAATTTATTTTATCCTTCACTCTTTTACCATTTTGAATGCCTCGATATAATATGTTGTTACCAAAACATTGAACATTTGTATAGAAATTACTCAAATTTAACCTGTGATGATTTGTTGTTTTGCTACCAC